CCAGAAATTAAATCCTCATTATAATAAAAAGGACCAACAGGTGGTAATGTATTTGAATTATATTGACCTTCAGTTATAGTTGTATTTGATAGGAAGTTATTTTGGTCCCACCAAGAATTAGGTAGAGAAGCTTCTAATGGTTGGTTAAATTCCCAACCCTGTTTCATTCCTTTAGTCCAACCAAAATACCCTTTCCATATTGTTGTGAAAAACAACTCAGTTATCGGTCTATTTTGATTATCACGTAATGGTTTAATGTCAATGTCACAATTAAACGATAACGTATAAGATTGATTTCCTTCTTTAACCGAAGTACGATTTACATTGTTAGGACTTAAAACATCTTTTTCAAATTTGGATTTAGATTCAAAAATGTTTTGTTCAAATCCAGCCTTTATTAATAAGGCACATTCAGAATTAGTTAAAATCTTATGTTTTCTAATATAATACTCAGACCTAGTTTCGTTTGGATTACTTTTATTCACAATTCTTTTAAATGTACCTGAAGTCCCATTTTGGAATGTGGTTCCAATGAAACCTACATTAAAAATCTTGAATATATATTCCTCACTACCAAATCCTGAGTCGCCAAGACTATTAACCTGAAATATTGTCTCACCATTATAATCAAAAGGTAACTCAACATATTCACCTACCAACAATCCATGTTTCATAGGACAATTAAATGTTATATAATTACCATTATCATCACTTCCAGATGTTATAGTAAAAGGAATACCATCGGAAGATGTCCAATACCAAGAAACAGAAGTTTTAGGGTCAATCGCAAATAATGGTTTATTATAATCATTAATAAATGGATAACTTACATAGTGAGTCCAATTATATGTTGATGCACTTTTATTAATAAATGTAACATGGTTATTTGGTGGTTGAGTATAACCCTGAATATTATTATCTAATCTTATAAAATCAAACTCAGTATATTGAGGATAACCCTCCCATGGTGTGTTAGGGTTAGTTGCGTAAGATATTGCGTTATTAATTGCGTTAGTGTAATACAAATTATTTCTAAACGGAACATAAGTAGCTGACCCAACATATTCATTTTTAAATAGGAATGTATATTTTGTAACGGGTCTAAAAATTGTAGATGATTGTCGTTCATCATCAAAAACTTGTTGTAAACTTATATTAACATTTCTGTCAAATTCATCAATTTCTTTTTGAGTCTGTTCTAAAGGTACGTTAACAAAAAGATTTGTGTCACTAGATCCTTTATATCTTAAACTCCCTAATACTATATTTGTTGTATTATCAATCATTATTCGTTTGTATTAATATATAGTTTAGCAAATAAATCCATTGCAGTTTTACCATTACTTAATCCAAAGTAAAAGAAGTAAGGTGCCCCAACAATAATAGGGTTATACGTTGCCGCTTGAGGTGTTGGGATTGGATCCCCGTTAACATCAAAATTCGTTAAAACACCTAACTTCGTGGTTGAAGTTGAGTAGTAAGGATCCACATTAGAATCCAAATCTTGGTATCCTTTCTTATAGAAACCTCCGGTAACTGTAACATCTGTATACCAATTATTATTTTCAGAACCAAAAATATTTGGTGATGGTGTAACCGTCCACATATAATGTGGTACATCTTGTGTTTTTGGGAATCCGTAATAATCTTGAATTAAAGGGTTAAGACTATATGTTTCAAACCCTGGTGAAAGTTTTCTTCTGTAATTATAATTTTCTTCAGGTACTTCATAAAACACTCCAAATACAGGTCTAGGTGGTATTAGTGAGTCATCACCAAAAAAAATAGAATTGGCATTTGGGTAGTTCTCAACTAAGAACGGACTTACCTTCCATTCAGAATTAATTGATAACGATTGAGCAAAGTCACCATCTATTCTGTCCGCCCCTCTTGTACTATTAAAGAACTGAACAATACCAACACCTTCCGTATTACCATTTGGATTTGCAATAGGTAAAATAGCTTGTCTAAAGGTATCATTTAATAATCTTGATAAAAACCCAATTTGTATAACATCTGAATTATCTTGGTATGATGTTGATTTAACTTGATCAGCCATATACCCATTGAAATTTGAATTATTACATATTTCACTAATAAATTTATCTCTTGGTCCTAAATCGGCAATCGTAGTTGGGAATTGGATTTGTTTTTTATTATACCCCAATCCTGGATACCCAGTAATGAGTGAAGTTGGCCACAATGGATTTACCGATGGTGAATTTTTACCAATAAATTCTTGAGTACTTTCTTTCCAAGGTGATGATCTATAGTAAAAACCATTAGTTAATTCATTAAAGATGATGACATCATCACAATAATTATATGTTGGTTCATTAGGATTTGTTAAAGTATAAGTTGCAGTTTTATTAAACGCAAACATATATAAAGTTCCATTTATCCAGTTATTTTGGAACACTTGAGCAAAGACTCCACGACAAGCGGCAAATGTAATTGTAAACCTTGTTTTCCATTCTAAGAATAACGCAACATCTTCATCATATTGTGAAATATATTCTTTATTCAATAAACAATAACAACCTTTTTTCACTCTATTTGCAGGTACTGAACATTGGTCAGGAGGTATAACGGTAACATTAGTACCCGAACCTTGATAACATTTTAATGATACAATATTATCACAATCTAATGTAGATGCAATTGATGAAATACCTGAAGGTAAATCAAATTGTTCACCTGACGGTAATGACGATGCAATTCCCGTTGATTGTTGTTGTTCCGCACCATCCGCAGTATAAAAAGTAAAGTTTCTGTTTTGGAATAACGCAAAACCAGTTCTACTTCCCGCACCATCTTCAGTTTTTGTTGATGTTGGTAACCTATCACTTCTCATTACAATTTTTTGTGAATTATTAAAGTCAACACCACCCAACCCATAACGATAATATGCTGGTGAGTAAACCGCATTTAACATTGCTGGAGGATAACCTAACTGAATTTCACCTTCATTACCACCATCTGGGGTGTTAGTTGTCCATGTATTCGGATAAAGAAATTCACTAACAATTGGTGTATTATTTTTTGACCCAATGAAAGATCCTCCACCAATGTAATCAGTTTGCTGCCTTGGTAAAGTATAATCACTATTTGATGGTAGGTTAGTTCTATTTACAGTTAAAGCACCCAAAGTCGGCCATCCACCAGAAGAAGGTGTGTAATCGGCAAGAGACGTATCGTCAGTAGATAAATAATAATAAGGATAATTCGATGTAAACGCAGTATATATTGTTGAGTCAGGTGTAAATGTAAATGAATTGTGATATAGATTAGGTACGTTATTATTTGGTGTATTGTGTGTAATAGGTTTATATGGTGCCGACCCGTCAGGATTTGCCTGAATAGGTATATTCATATAATAAGAACCTTCAACACTAAGAGGTGTCGAACCAACAGAAACACCCCATGAAGTGTATCCAAATATTCTTGATAAATCGTATTTAATAGTTTGTTTAGTCGTATTAGGGTCAACACCTCTAACCAAAATAATAACCTCATAATCTTGATAGTTTTCCATCTGATATAAAGCAACTTTAGGTGTTAAGGCAGTATTATTAAAAGCCGCCCCACAAGTTGGCATTGCAACTCTAATGGCGTGTCTTAAATATTTAGAAGGGTATAAATTGGGATTTGTTGTATCATCTAACGCAAAAAACTCATTAATCGTTAACCCAGTAATCATTTGGAAATATTCCACATCGGTAGGGTACTTTAAGAAACCACCATCATTTTCTTGATATATCGTTAAATTTATTGTAGTTGTGTTTGATGGGTTATTAATGTTATTAGTGTCCGCACCTGAAACTTGGACAACTGTGGTACCCGTTATAGTTGTTCCAGTGACCGCGTTATTACCATATTGGTTTACAGTACCTCCAGTGATGTTAACTAAACCACTCGATTGTGTTGGGTTTTGGAATGTTATAATTTCACCAGTACCCATCTGATTTTTAGTCCCTGAACTAGCAAGTAAAACCACTACTTGGTCCTCATAAAAAGTATTACCCGTAAATTCATTAACAGTTGTTCTAATTATGTTAGGAGCATCAGGTCCATTCGGTAAGGTTATGAAAAATTTATCTCTTGTATTAAACTCATTTAATTTTTGAGGATAAGTCTCACTTAAAGGATATGCCCAATATCTTGGGTCCACACCTGAGTTTTCTTCTGCTGCCCACATAAATGGTTGCGGAGCATGATACAATGAAAACTCATTGGCAAAATATGTTGTTTTTCCAACATCCGCAGCCGTTTTGGTTGGGTCAAATAAAATATCATACCCCGAAAATAATCTTTTATAATCTAATAAAGCTCTTGCTGCAACATCGGCACTATAATCTTGTTTAACCGCCCCCGTAATTATAGTTTGAAAGAAACCCGACCCACACCAATACGGACCAGCACTTCTATCGTCAATATCTTCATCCTCAGGATTTTCCATATTTGGGTGGTCTATCTTATATGAACCCGAACTAATTACAGGTGCTAAGAATGTGTTTGCCGCACCTATACTTGCTTTACTTGATGAACTCTCACTTTCCGCATCAATACTTGCTTGTACTGAAGCCGCATCAATATCATCATCCAATGTTGCAGGACCACAATCACAGTCACAACTTGTACACTCAGGATATGAAATCATAGGTAGTCCTATTCGTGGGAAATTCTTAATCTTAAGAAGATACTTTACCGTAAATGCAATAAAAGCCGCCGCTAATGCAACGTAGAAAATTGCTTTTATTATCTGAAATGCAATTCTAAGAATAAGACCAATGTTAATTACAGGTCCACCAGGTACCGCAGTTGCAGTTGATTCCAATAAATTATTAATGGTATCAATTGCCGACCAAATCGCCCATATTGCAAACACAATACCCAAAACAATAAGTAAGTATTTTAAAACCGGCCAAGCCCAAGCAATAAAGTGGGCAACAAATAATAAAACTAATAACGGAAATGTTAATACGTTTATTAATATGTTAAATATGAAAAATATAAAATCAAAATTTCTAATAATATCATTAACAGGGAATGTATTATTCGTTGATTTACAAGTTCTATCATCAATCTCTTTAATCCCTAAGTGTCTCGCTCTTGATATTCCATTTTTATACCTATCAAGAAACATTGCGGTTGTATAAACTTTATTATAGTTCATCTCATAGAATGTATCCTCACAGTTAATTGCAGAAATAGGATCAACATAATCATCCCAATCCAAACTAAACGTATAAGAACGTAATAAATCAAAATAACTTTGTGGGAAGAACGTGAAATTAAATTGTTGTGGTTGTGTATTGTCAATTGGTGTTGATTGTATTGTTAAAATATCACCAGCACTAACAGGTATTACTGTAGTATCACCGTAATATGGTGAACCATTGATAAATACCGTAAAATTTTCAGTGTTTATTTGACTATTAAATAACAAACCACCATCTTGAGCAATCGATTCAGCACCACTAATAGTATTACCAGCAATCGTATCAAAAACTTTTGGTGTTGTCGAATTTGGTGCAAATGGTTCAGAACCAGATGAACTCCATCCATGTTCTTTAATATTCGGAACTAAGAAATTGGCTCTTTGGAATTCATTCTGTAACCCACCTTCATTATTCCATTTGAATTTAAATCTATATCTACCTTTTGTTGGAATACCTTTTGTCGGGTCGTTTGAAATTACTTGTTCTCCAAATTCATTAGTAACTATGTAATCTAAGTTCATCGGTACATTCGCTAAAAATGCTCCGTCCCCATCAATGATCTTCCCATCTTGTTCAAACTTATGTTCTTCAAGAACAGGTAAATTATTTTTATCAGGAAATATTGTTTGTCTTATTGCAAGTATTTGTCCAGGTCCTGATATTAAATCACATAGATTACCTGTGTCGTTTTTAGGTTTACAACTTGTTTTAAGAGCGTCATCATTAGTATTTGATATAATAGACCCCATGAAAATTGCATTAGGTCTAATGGTCACATTTGCCTCAGATGTTAAATCAAAATCAACTCTTGTAATTCCTATCTGACAGATGTCTTCTTGACCCCAAAGTGGTGATATATCAATATTCTTATTTAATGTCTTAATTTGAGGTAATTCACTTAAATTTGAAGACCTTTTGAATGTTGCCCCATTAACTTGTGTTTCCGTTGCTTGACCCGCATTAATTAAATCTTGCGGTGTTAATGAAAAACACCCAATGTCAGATAAGTCAACATCCATGAAAATTGTTTGAGTCCCCGTTGGAACTCCAAAAATCATGTAATCACCACTATCATTTGTTTTAACCGTATATTTGTAATATTTGTCATATACCTCAATATAAGTCTGATCTAATAATACCTCATCTCTATTTGGGAAAGTTCCTGTCGCTGCGTGAACACTATATGATGGATCGTGTGGTAATAAATTGTATCTATAACCCGCATCATTATTATCGGACAATGTTTTATAAGGATATAACTCACTGATTGTTGGATTTAATTCATCCTCGTTAGATAAAGGTATGAATACCGAAACTTTAGCATTTGGTATACCAAAACCTCCATTTACTAAAATCCTACCAACTACAACACCGTAGTCAGAACACACCTTTGTATAAAGATCTGATTGGTTAATTTTTAAAGATAGGATTTCTAAAAAATCAAAATCTTGATCTAACTTTACATTGATGTACTTGTCGACACCTACTTGGGTCCTTATTCTGTATGATTTTGGCATTAAAGTCTTTTTTGATAAATAGTTTATTTCCTATTTTCAAAAAATAGTTCTAATTAAAAAAAAATAAATTATCAGGAGAAATTAACTGTACTTAAATTGATAACTCTAACGTTAATATCTTTGTTAGGGAATCTAATTTGGTAAATTTGTGTTGGTTCAGCAAAAATAGTATCCGCAATTAATTGTATTTGTTTGGTCGCAGGATCTGAATATTTTTGAGATGTTTGATTTGACGAGTACTGACCTCCAACTTTATTGAAGAACTCCATATCCGAAATACTGATCACTCCATTTTCGGCTTGTATCAATCTTCTTAACTCAGATACAACAACATTTTGGCCTAATTGTCTTGTTGTAGGACTAAAGTATGTGGTAATGATATCAATAATTTTAGAAACAATCGCCCCTTGGTTTTGACTAGCATCTAATACAACATCAACATTAACAGATAAATCAATAGGATTTGCACTTTCAATTGAAATGTAATCATTAATCATTCTATAGTTAGATAGATAGTTTGCCACATTACTTTTTAAAGTATTAGAAACCGTGTCAGTTAAATTACCACTTGTATCGTAAGATAACATTTTTATTTTTATCTTATTATTTTCCTCGGTAATCGCAACTTTAGCAGGTGCACCAAACTGAGAAGGCATTGTTCTAATAATAGATTCGTAATCATTTATAGTTACCGCTCTATTTTGAGCTGAGAAGTTATATGAAACCATATTTCTAACTTCTTCAAGTGTTGGTGCGTTTGCTCCTCCAATTGCTGCAGTTACGTTATTACAACTTAATGTGTTTATAACGGATCTGTTAACACTTTCTGAAGGACCATTAACAAAAAATGATACCGTACCAATTTGATTGATAACATTAATACCTAAGTTTGTTGCCTGTCCACCACCAACTCTATATTGAATGAATAAAGTTGAATTCGATTTTAATGCTGAACCTAAAGCTAAATTATTCGAATATTTGTTTAAATCAAATCCTTTTCCTGACCTTGCAAAATCCCTAAGTTGTTCTTCAGCAGAAACATTACCACCACCAAATGTCATTTTTAAATAACCTTCAGGTGTATATTCAGATGTAAACTTAGTATTTGTTAATATGTATTTTCCAACTTTTACACCAGGTTGATCTGAAACTTTTGTTGGATCCTCAATAAAAACTCTATCTTCCGCTAGTGATTTTACCTCATACCATCTATTTTCCAAACCTAAAAATTCTTGTGGATTTGGTATTGTATTGAATTGTGTTCCATCTTTTAATATAACACTCGTAATTCCCAAAACATTTTTTTCAGGTAAGAATAATTCAAAGAATGGTTTAACGTCATTTGGTGTAATAACTCTTTTAAAAACTTTAGTAAATCCATTAACAACAACTTCTCTTTTTGTGATTGTATAATTTAATAAATTACCATTAGCATCAAAATTAGGAGTTTTTAATCTATTTAATGTTCCTTCAGAGTTGATTGCCGAAGCAAAATCTATATCATAAACGGTTTCAAATGGTTGACCCGCACCGCTAACTTGCGATCCTCTTCTAAGGATACCACAATATCTTAAATCTTCTCTATCACCAAATGCAGGAACCGTTATTGAAAAATCAACTAATGCCACTGAAGGTCTTTGACCCGGAATTTTTAACCCGTAAGTCTTAGCGATATTATAAACTGAAGATTTTTGTTGAGCAAATTGCAATACCGTTTCTTGAATACTCCTATCAATATTAAATTGTAGGTTATCCGTAACGGCAGCATTTAAATCTAACATCACCGAGAAAACCCCAGCATCGTTAAAGTTTTGAACCAATTCAGGATAGTAAGTTCGAGTAAAGTTAATTAACTCAGTTCTTATTCCCTGAAAATCTCTGGTTGTGTAGGATATTTTTTTCTCAGCCATATACTATTAAATATTGATAATAACAAAATCACTACTTTCAAAGGCTTGATTTGTGACTCTATAGTCTATTTTAATTTTTGCGGTATGTTCTTTTTCACTAATACCTTGTACCTTAAATTCTCGTTCTCCATCTGAATTTATATAAGTACCTTTATTTTCCTCACCTAAAGAAGCATCTGTTATCGAAATATTCGTTATTAAGACACCTGGCATATATTTTTCTACCGAATCTCTAATCTCACCCTCAATTTCACTGAACGTAGGACCATCAAGTGGTTCAAAAATATATTCATACAATCTTGTTCCAAAATCAGGAAGATAATATCTATACCCCTTTCTAGTTAACAATAAATGAATTAAATTACTTCTAACTTCCTCATCGGTATTATCAGAAACATCCAAATATTTACCAACGTAAGATTCTCTAAAAGGAAAATTTATTCCATATGTGATTCCATTTGCCATATCTAATAAATATAGTATCGATGTGTTTTGAATAAATACATATAAAATAAAAAATCACGACCTAAGCCGTGATTTCCCTTCGTGATACGCTATTCATCTTACGATGAACAACCAAAACATTCAAACTCAGTATTGTCAGGTTTTGGAGGTAGATTCATATTAGAAAAGTCTACTTTAGGTGTTTCAACTTTTTTAATCGGTTCTCTTTTTGTCATATCCAACGCTAAGTGTTTCGCTCCTGTTGAAATTGCTTTTGTTCTTACGTAGTAACAAAGTGTTTTTAATCCTTTCTCCCATGAATGGAAGTGTGATGAGGTGATCTTAGATAATGTTGGGTTTGACATATAGATATTCATCGATTGTGATTGGTCAATGAATGGTGCTCTGTCCGCCGCCATGTTAATAAGTTCTTTTTGTGAAATCTCCCAAATTGTTTTATATTTTGGAATCAAATGCTCAATTCTTTTAACTTTCTTATTATAATTTTTGTCTTCAGAATCTAAATAATTATTGAAATTAATGTTTTGGATTGATCCTTCATTCATGATAATTTCATTCTTTAAATCTTCTGACCATATACCAATTTTCTCAAAGTCCGCAATTAAGTATTTGTTCACAATCATAATCTCACCACCAACTACTCGTCTGTTGAATAACGCTGAGTGAGCAGGTTCTGTCATTTCAAATGATCCTGTAATTTTAGCTGAAGATGCAACAGGCATTTGTGCCGTGAATAATGAGTTACATACTCCATACTCTTTAACATCTTCTTTTAATTTATTCCAATCCCAATATCCTGACAAATCATTTTCATTCAAATCCCACATATCAAATTGGAAAATACCTTTAGACATTGGTGATCCCTTAAAGTGTTTGTATGGTTTGTGTTTACCATTTTTACATAACTCATTACTTTCGTATACCGCCCCGTAATAGATGGTTTCAAAAATTTGTTTGTTCAAGATTTTTGCTTCTTCATCTGTAAAGATTAAGTCAAGTAAGTAAAATACGTCAGCCAAACCTTGTGTTCCGATAGCAATTGCACGTTGATCCAAACCACCTTTCAATCCTTTCTGTGTTGAGTAATTATTGATATTTACAACTTTATTTAAAGTTCTAACTACTTTTCTTACTTCATTAAACAACAATTGGAAATCAAATTTACCATTAGTAATAAAGTTTTTAAGTACTATTGAAGATAACGTACAGATAGCCGTTGTTTCCTCATCCGTGTACTGATAAATCTCATTACAAAGATTAGATTGTTTGATCACACCGATGTTTTGGTGATTAGTCTTTCTGTTTGCACTATCTTTAGAACATAAGTAAGGAATTCCTGTTTCAACTTGTGATTCGATAATTTTAGACCAAATGTCTTGTGCTTTAACTTTTTTACCTAAACCTAAAGAAACCGCCTTATTGTAATTTTCTTCATACTCATCACCAAACGATTCTTGTAATGGTTTGATGCCCGCAGTGATAATGTCGTTAGGGCAGAATAAATACCACTCAGTATTATCTTTTACCGCTCTCATAAAGTTATCAGGAATCCAAAGTGCCGTAAACAAATCACGAGCTCTTAATTCTTCCGCACCTGTGTTCTTCTTAATGTCTAACAAATCAAAGATATCTTTATGCCAAGGTTCAAGATAGATAGCTGCAGATCCTGGTCTACGACCTTGTTGATTAAAGAATCTTAATGACTCATTAACTATTTTAAGGTATTTCAACAAACCACCTGCGTACCCACCTGATGTAGATATTCTACTTTCTTTACTTCTAATGTTAGACATTGACAATCCAATACCAGCCGCATCCGAAGAATAAGTTGATATATCTGTTAATGTATTTAACAATCCATTTCTTGAATCTGAATTATTGTAATGTAACACACAAGACGCTAATTGAGGTACTTTTGTTCCCGCATTAATCATAATTGGTGTTGCCTTAGAAATAAGTTGGTTAGATAATGATTTGTAGTATTCAACCGCATCAACAAAGTTATCCGTAACCCATAATGCAACTCTCATATACATATGTTGTGGTCTTTCAACAACAACACCATTAGGTCTTTTTAAAAGATACATTTCTTGTAATGATCTCCATGCAAAATAGTCAAAGTTATAATCATTTTCATGGTTGATTACCTCATCAATACTATCCCCACCATATTCGTTAATAGTTTCGATTAATTTTTCATTAATGATCCCATCACCATATAATAACATCATAGTTTCACTAAAACTAGGATTTGTTTCTTTGTGGTACGATGAAATCGCAACTGAAGAAGCTAATCTTGAGTAATCGTGATGACTACCAGTATAAGACGCGGCAATCTCATAAATTAATTTATCTAATTCTTTTGTCGTTATTTCACCTTCAGTTGGTACTGAAGTAATAACCTTAATAAAGATCTCGTCCGAATTAACATTCAAACCTTTTGCTGCTCGTTTAACACGTTGGTAAATTTTTTGTGGGTTGAATGTTACATCATCCCCATCTCGTTTTAATATTTTAAGTGACATCATATTTTTTAATAATTAAAAATCTTCTTCAAACGTAATCGTTTCGTTCAATTTTGCTTTTTGGTATTCCATTGTTCTTGATTCAAAGAAATTACCTTTAGTTTCAACCGCAATTTGTTCCATGAACTTGAACGGTTGTTCTACATTAAATTCTTTACTACATCCGAATTTAACTAATAGACCATCCACAACAAACTCCAAATATTGTTTCATCAAGTTTGAGTTCATTCCAATTAAAGAAACAGGTAATGACTCAGTAATGAATTCTTTTTCAATTTCTAAAGCTGATAACAAAATCTCTTTAATTCTTTTTTCAGATGGTTTTTCTTCACAATGGTTATTCAATAAGTGGATTGCAAAATCACAATGTAAGTTCTCATCTTTAAAAATCAATGAGTTTGCGTTACACAAACCTTGCATAATACCTCTTGACTTCATCCAGAATATTGAACAGAATGATCCTGAAAAGAAAATACCTTCAACCGCTGCGAATGCTACCAATCTTTCTTGGAAAGATGAATTATCAATCCAATTAAGTGCCCATGTTGCTTTTTTCTTCACTGCCGGTAAGTTCTCAATTGC